CTAGGCTCTTCCGGCAATCACGAACACGATCCGCCGGATCGCTTCGGCAAAACTGACACCGAGAGCCATCGCAGCAATTCCCGTCACTCCTAGTGCGCCAATACCCATGAGCTTCCACCGCCTGACGTCATCGGTCACCGGCTTCATATCGGAGATTTCGGCACCGATAGCGGAAGCCGACGCTTCCAGTTCGTTGACCCGCTCGGCGAGTTCATCCATGCGCCGGTGAACGCTGGCTTGACTGGCGGCAGATTTATCCTCCGCCCGCCTGGCGCCATCCTCGATCCGATGAATGGACTCCTGCAGGCCGCGCATGCCGGCAACCAGTTCTCCCAACTGGCGATGAACAACGATATCGATTTCAGCCAGCGACATGATGGTCTCCCCCGTGCTTCGCGCATTCGGCCTTCGTCCAGATATCCGCGGCACAAAGGCCGACGACCGTGCGATCGATCCGGCGCTGATCCGCTGGCGATGCTCCGCGCGCGCCGACAAGATCAGTTCCGACCACGGCGCGCAGCCCGGGAGCACTGGCCGGACGCGAAGTCCCACACCCTGCCAGCATCAAGGCAGGAATCGTAATCAAGGCGCTTCCCACGAGCGCGGCTCTGAGCGTCATTGTTCTGCCTTTCGATGGCATTGGCGTAGGATCGTGCGCCGTCTGCGCGGATTTCATGAATGAGCCAGACGAGACCCGAGACGATGAGGCCGGCGATGAGAAGCTTCGGCCAGGCAAACATCATTTCGCCCAACCAAGGCGTCGCGCCAGCACGTACCAGCACTCCGAGAGAATGCCCGCACCAAGGCCGATACCCACCTCCATCAGCATCTGCACGTCGGGATCATCGGCAAGCACCAGCCCCGCCTCCGGCGCCAGCAGCCCTTTAGCCACGAGCAGCCCCGCGCCGTAGCGCAGCAGGATACGGATGACGACAGCACTCATTTCGTCCACCGCGCAAGAAACCCGGCAACCGCCTCAATGAGACGGCGCAGGCGATTGAATTTGGCCCCGTGCGAAGCGTTGACGCTTTCCATGTCGGGCGCCCTTTCGACCGAGCCTGGCCGCAGCACGACAACAACGGAGGGATCGGCCGAAGCGCTCTCGCGACCATATCCGGCCGCACGCAGCGCCGCCTCGAAGGCGCGGCCGTAGGCCTCGATCTTCGGCCCGTTCTGCCTGATATCGCCGTTGATAATCGCGCGTGAGGCGGCATAACGATAGCCGGTCGCCGCCGCCGAACGGCTATCGTCCGTGTCGAAATCAGTCAGTCGCTTGCCCGTGAAAAGCCCGTGCACCATGCCGTCGAAAAGAATGCGAATGGCCGTTGCCGGATCACAGGCACGATCCGGCATCTCCACCAGACCAAACTTGCCATAGTTCGCGCGACCGGTAATTTGCGCCAGCCCTCGCCCGCGAAAGACCCACCCGTCGTCGTCTTCGACATTGCCAAGCCGCCCGCCATAGACCCGGTTCGCAAGCTTGCGCGGATTGCCCGCGTAGGGTTCCGCGCTAGCAAGCGTCGGAAATCGCGCCGGCCATACTTGCATGAGCCGCCTTGCCGAGTAGTTCAGATTCTCCTCGACCGACCGCATTGTACCGCCGGTTTCGTGATGGACCTCGGCGAGAATTGCGGCCAGATGGCAGAGGCCTACCGCACGCCGGCGCCCCTCCAGGACGACCGCGTCCAGGCTTTCGAACTGCTTTGCAGAATAGGACTTGAATACACCCGACGCGGGATCGCGCAGGGCCGCGTAAAACGCTGCTCTGTTCATGGATTCACCTTTTGGAGATCTTCCGGTTAAAGCGCGGCGGCCGTAACCCACAGGGAATCGATCTGGGTGTCAGAAAGACCAAGCGCCGTACCAACCGTCCCGATCAGCGGGTGCAACCGGTTGAACGTGGTCGCATACTCCCACTCGATCTGAGCCTTGTCCTGATCCGAACCAGCGGGCATCCTCGCGATCGCTGCGGTCACGGTCGACGGCGAGATGTCGGCATTCACCAATCCGAGGCGGAATTGGCGGGCGGTCAGACTGGGCATCCGCTGCCGCAATTCGTCTTCCGTCGGTGGATCGGGGGGGATGTACGGTTCGATCTGGAAGCCGGGATTATCGATGAACCACTGGCGGATCAGGGGATTAACGCCGACGGTGTCATCAGGACGACTGCAGTAGTCGGTGTCGTAGGACGCGCCGAGATAATCCGTGATGTTGCAGCGGATGTTGTAGACGTCGGCCTCTTGAGTAGCTCGAACGGCATAAACCATGTTCACAGACATCGATGTCATTATGCCGTCCTCACGAAGCAATAGGTCCATGCACCCGACCCGGGCGAATCGTAGCCGCCTCGAGCACGCCAAGTTCCAGCAAGTTGCGCCCCAGCCCCGCCAAAGGCGTAGCCGTAACTGGAACTAAGATAAATCGCATGGGCGGAGTTCCTCTCTTTGATGTCCCCATTGCCCGTTTCGACCAGGATCGTATGTCCGATTGGGAAATTGGTTTCATCGCGGTTTGAGCCGGTGTAGATGCCTGCGCGAGCATTAAGAGCATCGCTCAAATAGTTGCCGAACGAGGACTGCATCGAACTGGCGAACTGAACGTTTCCATCCGCGAACAATCTGGCGTTGCCGATTTGAAGCTCTCCAAGCATCGAGATCGAGCCAGACCGAGCGTTGAGCACTATACGGCAAGCGTTGCTTGAACTATCCCAAATGCCGACACCAAACCAAGTGGACACTCGGACGTTATGTGTCGCAAAGGTCGCGTTATCCCCACTACCGCCCGTCAATCCATTGCCTGCGCCAAATGGGGTAGAGCTACTAGGAAGGAATGATGTTGCAAGAACGGCACCCGAAAATGTTGCTGTATTAGATGCGTCCCACCAGACTAAATCAGGGGCGTTGCTAACGAAACGATCGGCAGAACGTTGAATTTTGAAGTGGCCGTCGTTTAGTCCAAGCATTCGATAGCTGTGACCAACAACATTTGTATCCATCCGATATTCAGACGAACCTTGGGAACCGCCGATAAGGAATGTCTGACCGGACCAGATGGCCACACCGTTTTCGTAGACCCCATATTCCTGTTGGAAACCGCCACTCGTGTTGAAGAGCGAGAGACGGAGCGAACCGCTAGAATTCTGGTGGTAGACAAGCCCGCGATTAACGTCGGACGGCGTCCGGAACCACAAGACCCGATCGCCGGAGGATCTGGCGATAAACTCGCCGTTGGTGGTAACAACGGCGTTACCCGTGAGAACATTGGAAAATTTGGCATACCCGCCAACGACATCGCCGGTGAAGCAGTGCCCGCCGTTGGCGATGTAGGTTAGGCCACCGTTGCCTGAGGTCGCATTGCCGCCGTTGGCCAAGATGCGGGCGTCATAATCGGTCCCGGTTCCGGCTGAATGAAAATCGATGAATGGGGTATTTGCGGTATTGATTGGCCCGAGATCAATGCCTTGGTTGGGTGCGACTGTTACGAGGCCGCTTGCAGTCACGGTGCCGGCAAAGGTCTTGCCCGACATGATCGTCGGCAACCGGGCGTCAGCGAGCTTGCCAGTCGTCAGGTCCTCCGCCGACCCAGACGAAGCCACGGCTGCGAGCCCAAGCCTCGTTTTCATCGCGGCAGCGGTGGCATCACCAAGGAGATCGCGCGCAAACGGGGTTAGCGCCGTCGTTGCATAGGCATCGGTCGCCGTCGTGTAAAGAATCTGGTTCGCGACAGTTGTTTGGCCTGCGATAGACTGCAAGGCAGCGTCATAGGCCTGCACATTCGTCCCGATCTCCACACCGAGAGCGGTACGCGCCCCGCTTGCCGAGGTCGCACCGGTACCGCCGGCCGTAACCGGCCGCGGCGCATTGGCGTCGGCAGTGAGGTCGTCGATCAGCGTGTTGTAGGGCACGCTTTGGATGGTCGTATTCGGCACGCCTTTGGTGCCGGCGGGGGGCGAGTAAACGCCGCCAGTTCTGGGCATGGGGTTTCTCCAGGAAAGCGTTCCGCTGAGCACTCAGCGTTTTGTTGGAAAGGTCAGTGGACGACCGGATTCTTCAGCTGCCGGGTCTGGTCGAGTTGGCGTCTCAGCCGCCGCTAGCGCCTCTTTTGCCCAGCAGAAAACAACAGGCCATAATCAACGCGGCGCATGCCGTCCGGGCCGCGACTGACGGCATCAGGGCGGGCCTTTTCCACCTCCTGCGCCATCACGCCGAGGTGTTTCGGCCCCCGCCTCAGTTCGCTCTTGTAGCGGTACTCGTACAGAGAATGGCCATCCAACTCGCCGACCTTCTTGATGTCCTTTTTCAGCCGACGGTCTGAAGGCTTCGGCAAAGCACTAAAAATGCTCCCGAGCACACCGCTGATACCTTCTCGCTTCTGATTGTACGCCGCGACACGGTTCTGATAGTCCTGCTGAACCATCCCGGCATGATCCACCGGCTCAATCCGCTGCCCCTGCGTCGGCACAAAGTTCGGGCTGTTCACCTGCGCGCCGGAAAGCAGGCTCGAGATCTCGTTGATCGGTTGGTTGCGCTGCGCATACATCTCGTTGAGATATTGCGCCCGCGCCGCATTTTGCGCCGCGAGCTGGGCCTGCTGAGCGTTAAAGGTCTGGTCCTTCAACGTATTGTTGGCTGCCGTCGTCGACTGGCTGTTCTGGTGCATCTGCTGCAGGGTGTCGTTGCTGAAGCCCGCCGCAGCCAGCGCCTGATTGAAGTTCTGCAACTGCGCGGCATTGGCGAGCTGCATGTTGTTGGCGTTTTGGGTGTACTGCTGGTTCTGCGCCTGATTGGCGAACTGGCCGCTCTGCAGCATCTGGCCATAGGCCTGCTGCTGTGCCGAGTTCTCAAAGGAAGCCGCCTGCTGCGCGAGCCCGGCGAGACGGGATTGCTCCTGCCCTGCGTTGAGGATTGCGCCGAAGCGTGCGTCGTTCGCCTGGCGGTTCGCCTGGTCAATCGCCCGGTTATAGGCCTCGGAGCCGGGCTGCAGGCCCTGGTTGGCAAGCTGCGTCTCCAGGGCTGCGCGGTCCCGCTCGAGTTGCGGGTTCATGCGCGCCATCAGCGCATCCTCGTAGCGCTTGGTGTCGAAGTTGGTCTCGTAGTTTCGCTTGACCTCCCCCGCATTGCCGAGTGACGTCTGGATTGCACCGGCGTTCGTAACGGCCCCTTGGACGTTCCCGGAGTTCGGCAGCGTCGTCTGCAATGTCGGACCTGGGCCGTACTGTTGGTACTGCGGCAGGTTGATGGCGTTGGGGTTGCCGGCAGCAGGTGCACCGGAAAGGTCGATCGGGCGCCCCAAGAGATCGTTCAACCGCGCCGACTGGTTGTTGGCGAGCGTCGCCATGTTCTTTTCGGCGGCATCCGTCTGTTCTTTGATCGCCTGTTGTGCCGGCGAAAGTGTCTGCGTCGCCGTCCAGTTCGGCAAGTCGTAGGCCTTGCCGTTCAGCGGATCGGTCCACTTCGTTGAACCGGTCTGGGTGTAGGTCAGGCTTCCGTCCGGCGTTACCTGGTTGATGTTGCCGAGTGTGCCGTTCGCTATTGCGGTTCCGATGTTGGTTGCGGTCTGTGCCGACGCGGTTTCGCGCGGATCCGGCGGCTTCGGAGCTTTAGGTTTTCCCATGGTGCCTACCTCTGCTTGGCGGGATGGGCCCGCCAGTCGTTGTCCGTGAGTGTGAAGATAATTTCCGCTTCCGCGCGCCCGCGAAGGCGTGGAATTCGATGGGGCGAAAAACCGAAGCGTTCGGCGATTGCAATCATGCCGGCATTGCGCTCTGAGACCCTAAGAACCACCATCTGGCAGCCGATCTCATCGAAAGGGTAGCCGAACATCGCTCGGAGCACCGGGCGCGTCAGCCAGCGTTTGCTGGTCGAGGCCGCCGAAAGCTCGATGACCCCCGTCTCCGGCACATAGTTATGAAACACCACGCCGGCGACGAGCGCATCGTTTGCGAGTACGCCCATGGTGGTGAAATCGGCAAAGCCGCGCTCGCAGCCGGCGATGTGGCTGGCGACGAAATCGGCAATCGCCTGGTTCGCGTCGGGGTTAACGGCGCCACCCCAGGCGATCCTCATGCGCTCGCCTCCCCGGCTTGCACCTGCAATGTGGCAAGGTCCACTTCGAGGTCGAGCCTCACCTCACCGCCCGAAGTGACGGCGCAGCCGACCGCCAGCATGTCGCCTGCCGCGCGCACATTCTGGCGAAAGCTGTAGCGAAGCTGCTGTGTCAGAGCATCCCACACCGCCTTTTCCCATAGGCCGACATCCCATTCCGATGCAGCCGCATCGCCGATCGTGACCTGCTCGGATGGCGGGATCGTCCTGTCGAAATCGGCGCGGGCAAAGAGCCGCACCTTCGGCTTGCTTTTCGCTCGGAAAAACATGTGGGCGAGCGTAGCCCGCGCCCGCTGTCCAAATTGCGTCGCCGGCGTAAACTGCGAGAGATAGGCCGCGGTAAAGGCAAGCCCGTCATCGGTCCCGGTCGTGTCACCCTGCCAGCAAAAGCCACCGGTCGAGCCGAAGAACAACCCGCCCTGTAGGGTCTCGTAGCAGCTTGCCTCCCAGTTGCTGATCGTCGACCATCGGCCGCTCAGCACGTTGAGCACGAAAGTCGTGTCGACAACGACGCTGTTGGCGGGAAAGGCAATGAAGACGAGGTTCTGCTCCGGCCACTGTTTCATCACCCAGCCGGCGCCGGTCGCATTCGCCGCCCGCCGCCAGTCGTCTTCGATCGGCCGCGAAATCGAAACCTGGCTCAGCGCCTGGCGATCACGCTGAAACACCTGTGAGATCGGCGTCAACCCGTCGCTGGTGGCGATCAGGATATCGCCGCCGGCACGGATCCAGGCGTTTTTGCCAAGCGGCCGGCCAATCTGATAGACACCCTTCAGCGCAAAGCTGTTGGCGTCGCCGGGGTCGGATCCGGCATATACCGCCACCTCCCCCTCCGTCGAAACGAAAACGCAGAGATCGGAAAGCCCGTCGCCGCTTTCGAGCGACCAGGAAAAGCCCGTCAGCAGCGAGCCGCCTTTTTTCATCACGCCGCCGAGTGGAAACAGCTTGGCTGCGCCGCCGACCGAATTGACCGGCAGATAATAGGCGTCGAGCGTAGCGTTCTTCAGCACGAACTGCCGGTTCTTGAACAGCCAGCCGTAATTCAGCTGCGCCATCGTCGTTTCATCGGTAAAGGTGATCGCCGGCGTCGTCGTCCAGGTGCTGCCGTTGTACACCCGCCGCGGGTCGGCGCCGTTGAGGCAGACGAGAAACGAACTCCCCGCATTGGTGTGCTGGAAGGTGCACCAGTCGCCACCGGAAAGCCCCTCGACGGCGGCGGCCGTCGCCGCCGGCGGTGCGGCCGGCGATGTCATGTCGTAGATCGCCGTATCCGTCGCCATGAACAGCTTTTCGAACGAACCGTACTTGTATCTGAAGGCACTGCGGATCGTGCCGCCATCGGCCGCACGTCCGCGTTTCTGCGAGCCGCCGCGAATGCGGCAACCCACGAGCGTCGGGAGGAAATTGCGAAGGACGGTCGCCGAGCCCGGCTGTTGCGAGGCCATGTCGGCTGTCGTCACCAGACCGTTCCTGGGCGCCGGAAAGGTAATGGGTTGCGAGGTCTGCGCCCTGCCGATGCTGACGGCGCCGCGATTGCTTTGCCCGATCCTTCCGGGCTTCGGTTCAACCTTCATGAAGCCCCCCGGTCGGCGTTGATTTCCTGTAGAAGATCGGCTTCGAATTCGGCGAGGCTGTCATCGAAGGGCAGCCCCTTCTGCCGTTTCCATCGCCAGAGAATGCCCTTGGCGAGCAGACGCTCCGGAAACAGTGTCCGGTCGTCATCCGCGGTCAGCGTGTCGCGTTCCTCATGGGGATCGCCAAGCACCCAGTTCTTGGAAACGTAGTCGATGACGGCGCCCACGCCCGCCGGCGCCGGCGAAAACAGCAGCTGGTTACCGCGCAGAAAGAAGAACGGCTGCGCCGACCCTTGCCCCGTGACGACAGCCCATTGCGAACCGTTGGTGATCGGCCGGAAGCTTTCGCCGAATGCGGTCCGGACGGCGCCTCCCGGCGTCAGCCGTTGGTAGTCCGCCGGCAAGGTCATCGGCGAAATTATGGCCACCTGCTGCTTCAACAGGCGCCGCCAGTCGCCGCGACGCGAAATCTCCTCGCCGCTTTCCTGTGCCAGCGCCACCATGGTCTGTGCATTCGGATCGTTCGAGCCATAAATGCTGTCGAAACGGTCGAGCGCGACGATGTCGCAAACCTCGTTGATTGCGGAAAGCAAGGTCATGGGGTCATGCCTCCAACGGCCATTTGGGCATCGCCCCAGCGGGCGCGTTCGTCGGCAACGCCGAGACCGCCAAGCGCCGCCATCTTCAGTTGCTGTGCGGCCCCGGCCTTGCCCGCGTCGCGCTCCCAGATGGCGATCTCCTCGACGATCCCATAGAGATAGACATCCGGCGCCTTCTGGAGCAGCCAGTTGGTCGGGCTTGCGGCCGAAAGCGATGGGATTCGGGTGTAATAGGTCAGCGTCAAGCCGTAGCTGCCGGGCGGAAACGCTCTGATCCGGTTGCCGACAACCGCGTAACCGAGCGGCGCGCTGGCGCCGGCGGGGACGCTCGCAGCGAGCTGCTGCAATGCCATGGCGCGGATCGGCCGGCCGCTTGCCGTCAAGACCTGTCGTGCCTCGAGAAAGTCCGCCGGCAGAGGCGCGTCGCCGTCGATGATGCTGATCGCCACCGTCGCTTCCATCTCGCTCACACGCAGGGCCCTGTTGAGTTTCAGTTCCGCAAGTCCGACGAAGCGCGGAAAAAGATGAGCGATATCGTTGCGCCCGCTGTATTCGCCGGCATCGACAAGCAACGCGGCATAGTCGGCAATGCTCATAGTCTGCCCTCCTTGGTTCGCCAGGCGCGGTTGTCGCCATCGTTGAGGAAGCGTTTGACGAAACGGTCGTCGCCTTCGGAGTGGGCCGTCACCAGGCCCGAGGCATGTGCGATGTTGAGCGGAACCGAGGCGACGCGATGCCAATCGCCCCGCCAGATCTTGGCGGCGTTGTTGCGCACCTCCTGGTTTTCGCTCAGCAGGTTGTCGACGGGGTAGTCGACACGATAGACGTCCTTCTCCCCATCGAAGTGGTGCCACACGGTGCGGCCGGACATCCGGTCATGGTCGTAGAGCGTCCAGGCTCCGTCACGGATCACCATGGCTCACTCTCCCGGCAGCGGGTCGGCACGCTCGGCCTTCCCGGCCGCAATCAATGCCCTGGCCTCGTCAAGGCTGACGGATACGATCGAACCCGCAGGCGTGCGCTCTCCCTCCTGGAACCAAACGTCGTAAACGAGACGGACTGGAACGGACTTCTTTGCTTCGGACATCAATGTCTCCATGAAAAAAGGCAGCTCGCGAGAGCTGCCCTGGCAAAATTTGGTACTTTCTGCGGAGGAACCGGGTGCCTATCGGGCCCCGAATCCGGTGTTTGGCGTTGCGCGCTATCACGGCAGCGTGGCGGCCGGATCTTTCGGGGAAAGGCCCGCCTGCATCGTCAAGGTCATGCCCGTCCGTCAAAACCGCATAGGAGTCTGGCGGAAGCGCAAGCCCGGGCCCGGTTCGTTTTGCAGAGATGCCGTGTGCGGCGGCCCCTCCGACGCGAGGCTGCATGGTGTCCGATGCGAGGTGTGGCCGGCCAGCACCGCGTTGTCGAGGGACCGCCTTCGCGGCCGCGCGGCCAACAGTGCGAGCAGGTGGCCCGCTCAAGGGCACCCCGCGACATTTGCTAAGGCGAGGAATGGAGCACTTCGCAGCGATAGCCCCAAGGGGCTAACGTTATCCGTCTTCGCGAGAGGCCCTGTGGCGGGAATATACCGCTTGTTGCGAGCGAGGCGGTCAACGGCATCGAACCGGGCCCCACAAAGGCGTCGATCGCTATCTCGAAGAGAGGCAGGCCCGGATCAGCCTGGGCATGCGATACCAGCACCAGGGCACCCGTCCCGGCGTGCATGCCAACGCCCGTGGCAGCGACAAACAGGCGGCTCCATGTGCGCTCGTCGTTCCGCAGCCTATCGCCCGAACATCTGCTTGGCATCCGGCAGTGACACGATGTCACCCATCAGATCCAAGGTAACGATGCAAAGGACGAGCGATTGCCCCGGACTTCCTGTCGCGTTGATCATCATCGTGCGCGCCGATGCGGTGCCGTCGCGTCCGTTTCCCTCTTCGATGACGCGAAACATCGCATTGCCTTGCGCGATGAATGTCGCCGCCGGATCCCGCAGGCGAACGGCATCGACGAGGCCCTGCGGTGTCCTGTCGGTCACAAAACCCCACCACAGGGCATCCGGCGGTCCGGCGGCCTTCATCTGCGAGTACTTGAGGAGCTGAATCCCGTTGACGTCGATCGGTGCAGCAAATGTGACCGTTGCCGTTTCCGTCATGCCTTCCCCGGCAAGATCAGGCGCGGGTGAAGCGACCGCGTGCACACCGAAGGCGTTACCCTCGCGCGACAGAACCGAAAAGAACTCCGGCCCGCACCCGAGGAATGCATCGAAGACCGCCTGCGCAGAAACGTCCTTGCCGCTCGCCAGCGCCGGCATCGCATGCGCGATGATGGCAGCCGCAACCAAGCCTTTTGCGATACCACGAATTGACATCAGCCTGCGATCCCCGTGCACCGTTTGAACTCCCTCGAAAGCGCTCGAAATGACCATGCGCTCAAGCGACACTTCCCGCCCTCGTTGTAGACCATTTCGGGCAACGCCCGCAACAGCCGCGCCGGCTCCTCAGGATTTGACGAAAGATGCGCAAGCCAATGAAATGTGGCCACAGCGCGCCCTTACCCGATCAGCCCGGCCATCTCCGAAGCACGTTGACGAAGTCACCCCGGCCCGGCACCTTGTCCTGCCAAAATCGATCGCGGTCGGAGGCAGGCGGCGTCGCGGTTGAATGCGCCCTTCCCCCCGGCCACTGTTGCCTTGTCTCTCGCGTATCGCGCAGATCTCCGGCCGAAGGCGATGACGCTACCTGCTCCGGCGCCAGCCTCTCCCTGGGCGTGTCGTACCCTCGATACCCCTCCAACCCGCCGCGCATCTTCGACACGGCCGCGTGGCCGTCATACGTGAAGCCCGGATCTGCCTTTTCCGCACCGGATCCGGAGCGCATCTTGGTGATTTCGTCCTCAGGCACATATGGCACGGCGTCCTCGCCCTGCACACGCCCGACGGTCAGGGCACCGGCAATTCCGGCGCTGTTGTTCAGATGCTGCTCGCCGCCGTCTCCGTAGGGATTGAAGTTGAACTCCGCCCCGTTCAGCTTCCGACGTCTTTCGCTGATGTTTTTCTCAAGTGTTTCCGGTCCCATCTTGTAATACATGACGCCCAGCGCTTCCTGCTGTTGCGGTGTCAGCCGCTGCCACGCCGCGCTGTCGATGTTCTCAAAGAAGGGCGCGGCCTTCTTCGTCATCAACCCGGCCATGGCCAACGACGTATCAGGCTTGTCGAACTTGAGGAGATCGTCGCGCAGCGCGTCGTAGCGCCCCAGGTATTTCTTAAGCGCCAGCGGATCGTCGTCCGGGTGTTGCTCGGCATATTCATGCAGAAGATCGACGGCAGTCGAAATCCTTATATTACCGGGGCCGACATCGACCATCGCCGGGTTCCTGAGCTTTCCAAGCCAATTCTCCTCGCCGGCGCGAAGCTGATTGTAGTTCTGCTCTATCTCCTGGTGGCCAATCGGCTCCTTGTTGAAAAGGTCAACCGTTGCCAAGACGTCACCGAGCTTCTGGCCAATGGCGCCCGTCTCTTTCCAATACAGATCGGGATTGAAGCGCGTGTCATGCTCATTGGCGACCGCGCCGACAAGCAGCGCCGGCGAAATGCCCAGTATCTTGGCGATGCGATCTGCAGTGCGCGCGTTGCGCGCAACAAAATCCAGCGTTTGCGGCTGAAACTTCGACGTTGGTTCGGCCATGGCGAGCCCTTTCGAAAAAAAAATGTCGGTATCTGAGATGCGGTGGCCGCTTGCGCCTGGCCGGAGACAGCCGGTCGGTTTCCGGCCGGCAACGCGGAACCCTTCTGCGGCGGTGACGCGAAAGGAAGAGAGAGGATGGCGCCGGTGCGCGGTGACGGTCTCGCCCGCCCGTGGCGTCAATATGTGCCGACAAAGCCGGGCAAGTGAGTCAAGTCCGTTCGACCCGGTCGGCACGATCCCTCCCCGGCCGACGCCGAACGCTTCTCGTCAACGGAATTCGAAAATGAAGGGGAAGCCGGCACGCCGCGGATCGACGATTTCGACCGCCGCACTCGGCCCTTCATTTACCCGCAAAATTTGCAGAGCAATTGAGGGACAAACGCGACTGATCGTTGACGGGAATTGCATTGCGCACGTCGCCTGCTCGCCTTGTGACGCGAATGGTGACGCTCGAACGCGTCGTACAAATGCTTCGAAGTCGAAGCCGCCACCGCCTGCCCCCGCACGAAACGATGATGGCGGGGCGTTGCCCAACTGCCGCAGTACAACTGCCCGCTACCCGTGTCCTTGCTCCAGCGAGACCGAGACATGGCGGAAATTCGCGCCGTTCTGGTAACCGGTCTGCATCACCTGGTCGAGGATCGCCTTGGTGAAGGGGCGCTGCGTGCCGTCAGTCGGCGCCACCGTCAGGCCCGTGGTCGGGTTGTAGCCGCCATTGGCCCCGCCCGCCCCGTGTGAGACGCGCAATGGCGTTGGCCGAAGAGCCTATTGCCGTTCTACCGCCCCCGTGTCTCATTTCAGAAAGAGGTCGCCGGAATTCGGCGGTTCCATGCCTGATGCGAGCGGCGTCGTGCAGCCCAAGAATCCCTCGTCAAACGCGAGATCCGGAGATGGTGTGTAGCCGGTTTCGTCGGTCTCCAAGTCGAGTAGCCACCCTTTGCCGGACACACGAACGCTTCCTGTGCGCCCCTCGGCAGTGCTTTCGATTCTGCTCGCATTGACCGGTGTTTGAAAACCCCATCTCAGTTTGATGTCGCCTGCAACATTGACTCGCCGCTGAATGTATCCGGTCAGCGTGAAGCCCGAGGCATAGACCGGCTTTTCGAACGCCACACGCATTGGCGCGCGCTCTGCGTCTCCATCCTTGCGGTATGGGCCGGCGGACTCCCTGAACGCCACCTTGCCGAAGGCATTTTTTTCCTCGCCCAGGGCCTCGAAGAAATCCTGCCGGCATTGCAGCAAGGCATTGATCAACCGGTTGCCACGGCCCACCGGTGGCGGCCCAAGTTGGGCCCAGCCGAAAGTCTCGGCTCCTTCCGGCAGGCGAAAGTCCCTCGTCTCGGCTTCGTCGGGTGCGCAAGTCACCATCGCTTGCTCATCGGGGTCAAAGTAGGAACCGAGCGTAAGGTGCTGGGAAACCGGTGTGGCATCGACATCCTTCTCAACCAAACTCCAGTAATACGTAAATCGCACACCGTACTGGGCCGCGATAGCACGAGCGGCTCCATCGGGCGTCTCAGCGACCTGAAAGGCCCAGGCAAAGCGCGTCGGTTCACCAGACTGAACCGTCTTTCGTTGAAAGAACCGGACGATGCGGAGGCCACCAATCTCGACCGGGTGTTCGAATGTCACGGTTTCGTTGTAGGTGTTCTCCGCTTCGGGAATGTGAGGCGCGTTGTCCGGGCTCTCCCAAGGCTCAATCCGAACCCGCGGAAAGATGCGTCTTTCAGCCTTCAACACCTCGAAGAAAGAGGGTTTGCAGGCGACGAACGCGTCAAGAACGTGGTTGGTCTTGGCGGCTGGCCGCCTCACCGACGGAAACAGATCCTCTGCAGCCGGGAGGCGCTTCCTGCCAGTCTCCTCATCGGTCGTCAATTCCGCCATTCGATCCTTTGACGCGTCACACATTACGAGGGATCGTGAAGGGCTGCTCGCCTCCCGAACAACGATTTTTCTGTAACTGTCCTCCGGCGCAACCGATGCGTCGCCCTGTGGAACCGATTGCGCGTCGAGCTTCAGCTCGAGCGCACCGCCATCCTGGGCCACGAACCTGGCACCGGGAAGCATTCCCTCGATCGCCTTGGCCACGTCAGATACGCGCCGTTCGACCTCAAAACCCCATGCGAAGTGCGGAACAGCAATGCCAACGGCCTCAAACTGGACATAGCCGGTGAGCGGCAGGCCACCGACGTCGACCGACGCCGCGAACTCGATCGTTTCCCCTGTGACCCCGTCCGAACCGTCCGAATCGTAGGGCCCGACCACCGCTGCGCCAAAATCCGCCCTGTCACTTGCGAGAAGAGAAAAGATGTCCGCCTTGCAGGCGAGGAACGCGCCAAACACCTGCTTTGCACTAGCGGATGACGCTTGCGAAGATGCCGCTGGGATCGCCGAACTCAAGACAAACAAGGCCGCCAGGGCCGATACGCACCACCCGAACACGATCCCTCCAAGTCCAACGCCGGACGCTCTCTAATAAATGGGAAATTGAGAGTGCACGCGGGGCCGATACTCAGCGCACCGGCGAATTCAACCGGTACGCTCAACCCGTTGTTCACTCGCAAAACTTGTAGAACATTAAGCGAACAAACACAAGGCATCGTTGAGAAGAAATCGTATCTTTTACCCGGCACAACCAACCACAGTTGCACAATTCACACGGTTCCGCTGTGACACGACCGTCCTTCGGCAACGGCCACACCCTTGATGCCGCCTAGCGCCGCCAGGGTGGATCTGAGATGGGATTGCGCATCGGATTGGCAGGGGGAACGGGTGTCTCGACAGAGTAATCCGGAAGTCCCAGAACCCGCCGCGCCAACTCTTGACGTTCGGCAAGCTTCATCTTGGCGGGGTTCGGACGCTCGTACTTGTCGGCGACGACGAAGGTGGCGTTGTCGATATCCTTGGCAATCGACAGGGGCTCCCGCACCCCCTGCTCGCCGTTGAGAAGTTCGTGCTTTATGAAGCCGTAATTCGCCTCGTAGGACTCATGCGGCAATCCACGGTCGTCTGCCCATTTGAAGAAGGCCTCCCTGCGATCGTCCCACTGCGGATAGCCGTAGGCGTTTCCGTTGACTCGCCCATTTTGCCACAGGTTGCCGAAAGTCCGACCAAAGCCACCGCTCTCATGGTCGAAGTTTCCAATGAGGGCGGCGGCATCCTGTTCGGTCATCATCAGGTCCCTCTGCAGATCCCGCTTCAGACGCAACGCAATGTTGTCCGAGAGCTTGTCATGCGGCGTAATCGCTTGGAGGCGGTCCGTTGACACCTGGGGTTCCTTGCTGAACCGGGTGGTATCCGTCAACGCACCGCGAAAGTGCATCGGCGCCTTGCGAATATCTCCGCCCATGAGTTCGCTCGGCGGCGGGTGCCGGAATTGCGCCCCCTCGCCGCGAGGTGCCTTCGCACCTGCAATAGGCGCGCTGCTCATCAACGCCGGGTTCTCGTCAAAATACTTGATTGCCTCTCGAACGGATTGAATTCTGACGGGCAATCCCATCGAGTTCAACGGGTTGTCTTGCTTGGCCAAATTCCACCTCTTTTGCGTCGGTTTCGTTCTACGCGCGTTATTTGCAAGCATCGCCACTCGCACCGCTGACGAACGAGAGCGGCTCCTTGGAGCCGCTCAAGCCGCACCGCGGTCGGTTCCAGGCCAATCAGCTCGCAGCGCTGAGCCCAAACAAGTCGGCCGCAACGCCCAAGCCCTTTTCGTTGTGCACCTTCAGCGTGCCTTCGCCGATGATCACGCCCTTGTCGGCGTCGCCGGTCTTGGCTACCGCCTTGTCTTCCTGGATGCTGCGCAGCCAGAGGAAGGAGAGCATGTCGGTGTCGAGGAAGTAGGCGTTGCGCGCGAGCTTCGCACTGCCCGCCTGCACCCGGTTCGGGTGGATCATCACGGTGCCGAACGGGCCCTCATAATAGTCGGCGGTCGCCACGATCGTGTTGCGCTCGCCGCCTTGCGAGACGGCGTAGCGGAACGGCGCGACGTTGGCGTCGGACATGAAGGTGACGAACACGCTTTTGACGTAAGGCGAGACCGAGACATGGCGGAAGTTGGCGCCGTTCTGGTAGCCGGTCTGCATCACCTGGTCGAGGATCGCCTTGGTGAAGGGGCGCTGCGTGCCGTCGGTCGGCGCCACCGTCAGCCCCGTCGTCGGGTTGTAGCCGCCATTGGCCCCGCCTGCCCCGCGCGAAACGTTGGTGGTCAGCCAGGTCGGCAGCGAGCCGAGCTCACGCGTCGCGCCTGCGACCGAAGCATTGGTGTCGGCGATGGCGAATTCCAGGTCCTTGCGGATCTCCACGCCCTTCTTCAGCTTCTGGTACTTGCGCTTCTGCACGTTGCCGGCTTCCGCCACCACCTCCTGGGTAGCGGAGATGATCCAGTCCTTGCGGAGAATCTGGGTGTAGTTGCCGAGCCTGGTCGGCGCGATGATGGCACCGAAGGTGTATTCGTCGCCTTCCTGGCGAATGTTCTCGCCGGGGGCGGCCAGTTCGTCCGTCTCCCATTCCGGGTGGTGCGTGTTGCACTTGCCCTTTTCGATCAGCGAATAGATCGGCGTATCCTCGGGCGTGATGCGGGAAACGACGTCGGAGAGATCCTCGCGGTTGCCCACGGCCTGCGAGGTCGTGAAGGTGTTTGCTACGACAGCCATGATAGTGTCCTTGATTGATTGAGATAGGTCAGCGGCGCCCGCGCCGGAAAGGCACGCGCACTGCGAGATCAGTTTTGGTCGAGCAGGAGCTGCAGCACCCGGACAGAAGCCAGTTAAAACAATTGATTAAAGGCGTTTCCGGACTCTGTTTCTGACGCGCATCGAACGATGCCGTCCGCCACCGGTCAGTCGAAGTCGACGCCCATCGCATCGCGGATGGAGCCGCTTTTCGAAAGCCGCTTCATCGCTTCGCGGCTCTGGCGCGGCGCCTGTTCGGCTCTCGCCGCCGGCCTCGGCCGCGCCACCGGCGCCGGCGCCCTCTGCAGCTTGCTCATCGCCCGTTTCTTCGCCTGCTCGGCGGCAAGACCGAGGCGGGCATAGTGCGCCAGCTTGAACAGCCGATGGTCGGTCACTTCCCGCACCTCGGCTTGCGAAAAGCCAAGCGCTTCCGCCACATCGAAGGCGCCGGAAAAGAAGGCGAGACGCCCCTCCGTGTCGGCCGTTTCGGGAAAGGCTTCGATCAGCTTCAGGTTTTCCTCTTCCAGCTGCTCGTCGCTCGCCGCCTCGGAAAACGCCTCCACCACCGTTGCCGGCCCCTCGGCGATCGAAAGGATCTCGTCGATCCTTTGAAGCCCCGCCTGGTGCAGCGCCCATTGTCGCCGATATCCGTCCGGGTCGAGCGCCGCCATATGTTCCGGCGGCTCCGGTGGGATCTGGCTGGCGAGAAGATTGGCAAAGGCGTTGGCCGATTGCGCCACCCGGTTTGCCATGCCTTCCAGCGCCCGCCCGCGATTGGCGATGTCCTGCGTCTTGTGGCGGTAGTCGCGGTCGCGCATATAGCCGAGCTTCAGCTCGGAAAACGGCACTTCCTCGCCACCCTTGAGCACGACCAGAAAGTCCGCGTCTTCGTTGGCCGCCGCGTCCTCGTCAGGATCGGCCGGCTCGTCGTCGGGATGTGCGGGGTCGTCATAGCCCCGGTCATCAGCGGTTTCTGCGCCGTACTCGCTCACCCCTCCCTGCTCCGGGTTGGCCTCGTCTTCAGGCTCCCAGAAATCGAGATCGGCATCGTCAAGCCCGGTCGCGGGGTCAACGGTTTTGCTCCCGCCAAAAGGCAGGTTGGCACTATCGTTCGTCATGGCGTGACCTTTTTAGATAAGAGAAGCATTCACGCGGTCGTTGCCGCAAAAGTGGAATGCCCCAGTGAAAGCGCTTGCCCGTCAGGCGGGTGCGCCCTTGCCGTCAGCCCTGGCTTGTTCCGTCAGGAACTTGAGCTTGCTGCGGAAATTTCTAATCGCGCGGGCCTCGGCCGCATAGGCCGCCCGGCCGGTATCGTCGGTGAGGCCGGCATGGATGCAGCCATTGATCGCCGCCCATTCCAGCTCGCTCATGATGTCTTCGAAATAGGGCACGTCGAGAATGGCGCGCGCAGCCGCTGCCCGTTCCTCTGGTTTCATGCTTTTGACCTCGGTTGGAGAGCGGTAACTTTCGATCGAAATTTTGCGTCGAACGCTGCCTTGATTCTGCTTTTGTTCCGCGCTACCGCTGTGCGAATGGGAGCGATCTGCCACCCTAGGTCACACTCGCAATTATCAAACGAAAATGCCTGCCCAGCCATTTCAGCATCAAAGGCCTCGGTCCGGATTGCCCATTCCGGCGCAAGGCCTGAGCGCAGCGGAGGGCCGACACCAGTCACAGACACGCGCGTCTATAGAACGAGGAACCCATGATAAGATTATCGAGCTTGGGATTGTCAGCCCTGCTTCTGGCCGCAGCGGTTTCGCCCACCTCGGCGAGCGGCCAGTCGGGACAGCCGCGCGTCCTCGTCAAGGCCTTCCTGCTCAAGGCCGACAAGACCTTCGATCACGCGACGAACTGGTGCGGCGATGACAGCGTCTGCACCCTCACGGTCGGCGATTACGAGGTCGGCTTGGGTTTCTTCATGAGCGGCAAAAGCTATCGCTTGCGTGTTGCATCCTCGGATGGCGACAAGCCCTGTTGCTATTTCGCGAACGGAAGCGACGAGGCCTCGGTGGCAAGCTTCCGCCCGCACGGCGTAGTGCTCTACTACAAGACAGACGCCGGTCGCCTGAAACTCGGCACACTCTACATCGCGCTCGAAAGCCTCAAGTAGGCAAAACGACCGCTCACTCCCTCCATGAGTCGAGCGCTGTCCTCAGTGAAATGGGCTGCCGTGTCGGGTTCTTCCAGGGCGTAGGAGGGGGCTTGATTCCGCTTTTGTTCCGCGCTACCCATGTACGAAAGCGTGATGGCGAATGCCACTTTACCGCGCATCGAAGTTTTGTTTGCTTTCGCCGTTATCTCGGCGGCAGCGGCTCGACATCTAGGGGATATGCAACGTGAAAAAAGTCGGAGTTGCCCTGGACGCCATCGCTGGGATCGTCCTCGACATTCTCGATATCATCGTCGTCGGCTTTCTCCTGCATCGTGTGGCGCGCGTCCTCGTACCGCTCTTCAGCTTCGGCAGGATAAAGGTCGAAGACCTCTATGCCGCCGGCACCGGCTTCAATTGGCTGGGCCTGAAGCACCAGGAAAACGGCCGCTATCTGCTCAGCTCGGGTATGGGCACACTCCTTGCCGCGCTATTCTGGGTCCTGTGCCTGATCGCTTACCTCGCCGTCACCCGTGGGTTTTAACGAAGAGCGCTACTCGCGCCATCGGCCCTGCGCCTCTCGTAGCGAGGAACGGCCCGGAAATCGGTCATCCCAGAAGCCACCACCATCGGGCGACCGACCGTTGCCAGGTGCCGGTGGCAGGCGCGAGGTCCGTGGCACCAATGCCGACTTCGGGCCACCCTTCGAAGCACGTGGATCGCCCTGATACGCGTCATTCCAGAAGTCCGGGTTCTGACCGAAAATCTCATAGGCGTCGCCCCATTCGTTGCCGAAGTCCTGCGCAATCCTGTCCGCGTAAGCGTTGGGCAGGCCTCTGGCTTCAGCGGCCACGGCTTTCTCTTGTCTTGGCCCCTGCTGCCAGCCGCCAACCGCATCATCTCCCGAGTAACCCCAATAGCCCGGGTAGTCTCGCTCCGCTGGCGTCATGACGCCGCGCGCCACGGATTCGGGAACCGGTCCGCCAAGCATGGCCCCCAGTCCGGCTCCAACTTTCTCACCGAGGTATTGCCCTACCAAAGCGCCCCCGAGCTGGCCTCCCGCTCCGAATCGTTTGGTCAGACGGCGACCCAGCCAACCGCCAACAACCCCTCCGGCCCACTCTCCAGGATCGCTGTGCGCGACCTCTACACCGCCGCCCCCATCACGCGCGTTTGAGCGGTCCCTGCCCAAGTTCGGCAGACGGCGGCTTGCTTCGTCGCCAAATTCTTGCAACTCCCGAACCGTCTGCGCCTTCGGGCCGTTCGCAAAAGTGTCGTAAGGCCGTTTGTTTAATCTATTCATCCGATGCTCCTCTGATATCGACTTCCGTCCGTGGCAAGCCTTCGGCCCGTAGAGCAGAAGTCCATTGCTGCTTGAAAGAATGTCCCGTGTCGGGGCGATAAGGCAGAACATCACCCCTGAAGGGGCCGGCCAACCTCGGCAGGTCGATCTCGCCCCTGTGGCAAAAGACAAGGCACTCCGGGCCATCGCCCACCCGCATCGACAACTCGCCTTCGGCGTGCAAGTGTCAAAACAACGATCTGCCGCAACAGGTGTTCACGTGCCTATAAAATCCAAGAAACTTGAGTTCGTCGAACTGGTGGCCGACTTGGCAATCGGCTTTCTGGTCATACGGTTTGTCGAACACACCTTCCCGGAACAATCGTTCCTGGTCCGGTTGGCGCTCATTCTCCTCATCGGCATGCCGATCGGCTTGGCGGTGCACGCTGTATTGAAGTTTGCGCGAAGAGCATGGCAACGGAAGTAGCTGGCGCTCCTGTCTGCAGCCCGGGCTCTAGCGCCGCTCTATTTACCTGCTCTTTTGGTGCATTGGTTATCCCGCTTGACACAGGCAATCTCCGCCGTCGAGCATTCGGCGACGCCCTGGACGACCGCGCAGTGCGAACATTGATCGGTGAATTCCAGGCAATCCGGATTGGCCTTGATGAAGTCTTGCAGGCTGGCATTCTCGGTCTGCTGCGGCACAGGAACGGCATCGGCGCCGGGCGTGTCCGCCGCGCGAGCTGTCACTATGCCTGCAATGGCAAGCGCCAGGCAAAGCGCGACACGAAAGCTGCACTGCCTCATCCCCTGCTCCTTCCAGACTAACCCCGAAACGACGCGAAACAGGCCATCGGCCGGAGCTGCACAATTTCAAAGAGTGCCGTCACAACGGCCGCCGCGCAAGTGGCCGCCCTTGGCCCTCACCCCAGTTCGTTACGGATCGCCCGCATGAAGACCTTGGCGCCGATACCGATCAGGCCATCGGGAAAATCATAGTCGGGATTGTGCAGCCGCGCGTGGTTTTCGCCGGCGCCGAGGAAGAACATCGCCGCTGGCGCCACGCGCCCGAAAAGCCCGAAATCCTCCGAACCCTTCATTGGCAGCACGCCCTCGCCGCGGTCACGGCTGACGCCCTCCTCGTCCATGGCCCGCTCAAGCGCCGTCACGGCACGTTCCGCATTGCTGCACTGGTGGAACACGTCCTCGTAGCCGATCGTGACCTTCAGCGCGGCAGCACCGGCCTCTTTCGCAACCAGCGCCTCGGCCCGGGCGACGAGATCGGCCATGCGCTCGTCGGTCAGTGTGCGCAGCGTCGCCCAGATCTCGGCATAGCCGGGGCTGATGCCGAAGGCCGCCTCGCCGAGGCGGGCATGCGTCACCGTGACCAGCGTGTAATCCTCGTTAAGCGGCCCGTTGTTGCCAAGCGCCGTCAGCCCGGAAAGCAAGGCGGCCATCGCAAAGGTCGGCGCAATGCCGTCCTCCGGCGTCGAGGCATGCGCGGTCTTGCCGGAAAGCGAAATCTGCATGCCCCGCGAGGCGCAATTGACTGGCCCTGAGCGCAGCGCCGCATGGCCAAAACTTAATCCCGGGAAGTTGTGCAGCGAGAAGACGAGATCCGGCTTGATCTCGTCAAATTTCGGGTCGGCAAGCACCGCCGCAGCACCGGCGCCGTTTTCCTCCGCCGGCTGGAACATCAGGATCGCCCGCCCCTTCGCTGGCCGTATTTGAGCGAACCTTTTGGCAAGCGCCATCAGGATCGTCATGTGGCCGTCATGGCCGCAAAGATGCCCTTTGCCCTTGATCTCCGAACGATGTGCGCTCTCCGAGATCTCCTCGATAGGCAACCCGTCGAGCTCGGCCCGCACCATCACCGTCGGCCCCGGCTCGGGTCCCTCGTAGATTGCTGCCACCCCATGCCCGCCAAGGCCAGTGATCACCGCATCCGGCTTCGTCTCGGCAAGTGCGGCAACGATCGTTTTCGCCGTCTGCCGCTCCTCGCCCGAAACCTCCGGTCGCCGATGCAGGTCGCGCCGAAACGCCGTGAGCGCCTCGAGTTCACGGTCGATCAGAAACATTCATGCCCCTCCGCATTCCAGTTTCCCTGCTCTTAGCAGGTCTCGAAGGGTGTCGCCAATCGGGTGCGTGTTCGGCTTAATCGACCGGGCCGGACAAATAGTCCCTTCTCCGGTAGCAATTTGGCACACATTGCTTCGGCGTCGTAAAGGAGCTTGTCGCCAGGCATCGTCGAGTGAGCCGCCGTCTGTGGCGCCATCGTTTTCATCGTGTTCGGGTTGCATCTTCCACGGCGTGCTGAGATTTCAATCTGCCAACCCGGACAAATAGTTCCTTGCGCGTAGCAGCTTGGCGCGCATTGCCCCAGCATCGCCGCCTTCCGGGCGGTACATGGCAAGCATGCCTACCAAGTCTTGAACATAGTTGTTATCCGGGTAGGCTTCATCCAGCGCGACCTCGATCTCGTTTGCCAAGAGAATGCTGGGGCTCTCTGCGGCGATGAACGCGTCCAGCATAGCCTCAATAGTCTTCTTCATCGGACTATCGCCTTTTCGGATTTATGACCGTAACTGCACGCTTACCCGTTTTTTCGTCAACGACAACCTGTGGCCTTCCAAGCATGTTGCGGTTTTCAACTTCTAGGGTCGAACCTAGCGGGTGGTCGGCTCGACCTACGATACGGGTTGCCCCGTCCAAAACACTATCAACCTCGTCCGGTGACATGATCGCCCGTCCTGGGGGCGGGTTGGCCATTCGATCAGCAAGCGTGGTTCGTAATTTGCCGGCCATTGGGGGTTATGGGCGCTCCGAGATTCATCTGGATTTTCACCTCACCGTTCCAGCCGTCAAGGACGACTGCCTTGCAGGCGCGGTCACCAAGATAGATCGAGTTCAGGAATTCGTCGGGCTTCATTTCACTCACTAGTCTGCCAATGCGCGTCGGCTTCCGGGGTGTTATGTTGCACTGTCGGCTTAGTCCCTGATCCGCGCACCTTCTTCACCTGGCTTCTCGATCGCGACCGCCTTCGCCCGGATAGTGGTTTTCACCGAACCATACGTTCCGGCTTCGTCGCAGAAACCCATATCGAGCATCACAGTAAAGCGACCGCCTTCGAATCCCAGAAATTCGATATCTCCGAAATCATCATTTGGCATGTTGCCGGGCGGATCGAAGGAAATGTGATCGACACCCTCGAAAACCAGGAAGCCATCCACCACGTCTTCAGCAGAGTAGAAATCCCAAGTCTCTCCCCGGACCCGCGATATGGCGTCGATCTGGATCTTCACCTCTTTCCTCCATCCATCGAGAAGAATGGCCTTGCAGGCACGGTCACCCAGATAGATCGAGTTCAAAAAATCGTCCGGCTTCATTTCATTTCCTCAATGGCCAATGCGCGTCAGGGCTATTGTATGGCACCACGTTGCCCCAAACATCAATCGACGCTCCCTGCCCCGACTTGCCTGGACCGGTGCCCTCAAGATGCCCATGACTATGTGGCGTCTTTCTGGCACCGTGCCCCTCAGGATTCAATCTCTGGTAGTTTGATCCATTCGGATAGCGCGTGTGCGTGTCAACTGGATTTCGTCCAGGCACTGTGCTGCCTCCCAACGGCTCGATCATGTTGTTGCCTAGTCCGTCGCCGACGAAGCGCTGGACGGGCCAACCGGTATTGCGGTCATAAACGGAAGCTCTTTGAAGCTCGTCCAGCCGACGCTGCAGGCTGTCCCTCGCCTGCACCGAGTAGGAGCCGAGGCGACGGCGACGTGGAGGTAGCCCATCTACCTTGCTAGCAATCGACGGAGGCTCTCCGCATCGTGGGCTTCGCCCACGTGCTTGTCCATGCGACGGAGCTGCCGATCAAGCTTCGTTGGCCACATGGTTTGTTCCACCTCGCCGAACGGACCGATGCCTCTGATCGCCTCAGTGACGCCCGTGGTGCAACCGGTATCGATAAAATTGGCGGCCGGCGCTCCACCGAGATTGAAGACTCGCTCCGTAATGATCTCCTCCTCTTGCGGCGTCGATGGGTTACGGGACCGCCGGACAAAACCGTCGCACAAGACGGTTTTCCAGGAAAACATAGGTGAGTACGAAGACCAGGTAGTCGGGGCCGATCCAGCTATGCAGGGAATACAGGAACAGGCCCCGCACAAACGACTCGCTGTCGAAAGTGCCATCAGCCACGAATGCCCAATGAAACGCGCGCGCAGCGATCGTCAAAAGCATGAAGACGGTGATGAGCAAGACGCGGTTGCGAAGCGAGACTGTGTGGAGCGGGACAAATGCCACAAGAAAATAGGTCGTGGCATAGGGCGCCATATACCACTGGAAGAAACGCCCGTAGAGCAGTTTCGCAACAAGCAGCATAACCGCATAGCAAACGAGAACGCGGACGGTATTCCATAGCGTGTATTGCATCGGTTCCTGTTGCGCAGGTGAACGTTGAGACCAGCGATTTCTACCCTAGAGATTGCGGCGAATTTGCGCCACCCTGGGTTTAAGAAGCGGATTTAGGGCTTCCTCAGCACACGGCGCAAGCTTTCCAAGTCGGCGGCCTCGTCCATATGCCTGTTCAGACCGCGCAACTGCCGATCCAAGGACAACCGGCCAGTCGGTCTTCTCTACCCCTCGAAAAGGACCAACGCCGCTTACTGCCTCGCTCACAGAAGTCGTGCAACCCGCCAGTCCCCCGCCGCCAATCTCGTCCGCGCGCCGGATGATCTCAGCCTCCTCTTCGGGCGTCGTTGCAAATTTGCGCACGGTTACATTTGGGCCATCACGGAGCTGATACTGCAGATAGTCCTCAGGAGACACTTCCGGTCCATATAGAGCCCGCCCGCTGCCCATTTCTCTGCTCATGTAAGAACCTGACGGATCGTAGAGGAAACGCCCTTCAGGATCGTCGTTGTCGGGAATGATAAAAAGCCCACTGTGCATGTTGTTGCCAAGCAGAGCTTGAATCGGCCAGCCCGTCGGGTTCGTATTGGACATGACATAGGTGTCTGCCACTTCCACACTCTGATCGCTCCCATGCTCCTTCACCCGGTTCGGCAACCGACTGTTGGCCTCCTCGCCGAAGTCACGCAGTTCAAGCGCCGTCGTCGACCTTGGGCCTGTTTCGTACAGATCGTCATCCCGCTTGCCACCAAAGGCGACTGAACCCCGCTTGTTCATTCTGATCATCCCGACATCCCTCCGATATGCGCTGTGCTCAGCGCCGCTCCGCCGGCCATCTCGGCCAGGTTCTGCTCGCGTTTCAGGTTGAGTTCGGCGTCGATCTGGTAGCGTTTCAGCGCCCCGTTCTGCTGGATCTCCGCAAGCTTCAGCTCGCGCTCCATCTCCAGCTTGCGCCTGGCGTTTTCTCCGTCCATGCGCGCCTTCTCGTTCGCCAGCTGCATCTGCATCTGCAGTTGCTGCATGCCGAGGTCAGGCTGCTGCTGCGGCTGCGCCGCCTGCATCCGCCTCTGGATGTCCTCGGGCGTCGGCTTGGTGAAATAGAGGTCGGGCGATTTCAGCCCCGCCGCCTCCACGGTCTTGGCAATGCCGTTGTAGAGATTGTCGGGAGAGACGTAAGGGTTGTCCGCCCGAGCGTCGTCAGCAGCTTTTCCTGCAATTGCTGGATCATCTGGATCATCAGCATGTCGCGCTCGCGCGTGCCCGCACCGAGCCCGGTGTTGACGGTCGCATCCATGCCGGCGTTCCAGTGGCGCGGGTCGAAGGTCACCCATTTGCCGCGCAGACGCACCGCCCGCGGCCG